GCAGGTAAAGGTGACGCACCTGATAAAGAGAAACCTATACAACAAGTAATACCAAGTGATACAACTGGTATGGCAGGTAAAGGTGACGCACCTGATAAAGAGAAACCTATACAACAAGTAATACCAAGTGATACAACTGGTATGGCAGGTACAGGTGATGCACCCGATCAGGCAAAACCTATACAAGTACTGCCAGATCCATTAGATGCAAAAGCAGAACATATGGAATGGGTGGATAAAGCGAGAGGAGATGCTCTTTTACAACTGCAAGATCATATGGATGAGCAACTTGCAAGACAAGAGGCAGATAGAGTTGCCGCGGCAATTGCTGATGCTCTTATGCAGATAGATGATTTAACTGTTGAACAACGAAATCGATTAATAGAACTGGAAATTCAGAAAGCAATTGATAACTTTAAACAAGGGCAACCACATTCTGATGCAGATGATTCAGAATTAGATAATTTACCAATAAGCATGGCTGACGTTCCAGATTCTGATGCAGATGATGATGAACCAGTAGGTGGTAGAACTGACCCAGAAGGTGGCCCAATACCAGTTGATGAACCAATTGCTCCACTTGAGAATCGACGCAGAGCTGACGCAATAAAAGCACTAATGCAACAAGGTATACCAAGAGACCTTGCCACAAAACTAGCCGAACAGGCTATAGCATCTGGTATAGAAACAGAAGCTTTTATAGAACAGCAAATAGAACGTTATAATAATATATTTAAGGTTAGAGAAGAACTTAAAATTGATCCTCCAACACCAGGTGATACTAAAGATAACTTTATGAAGGCTTATGATAAAACGATAGCTGAAAATGGTTTACCGAACAGTGAAAATCTAATTAGAGATTCGTATACTATCGGAGAAGATGGTATATTTGTACAAACAACACCATATGGTCCTGATTCAGAAAACCCGAACCCATATCTTCAAGAAAGGATTGATGAACGTATACAGAAATTAAATGCTATGATAGCCCAAAATCCTAATCCTCAGTCTGACAAAGATTGGCAGGCTCTAATTGTGAAGTATGGCATATGGGTTGTCGCCGCCGGCATTACTGCACTTGCTATTTGGACGGCACCAGTATGGGTTACAGCGATACTTGGTGCTTTAGGTCTAGCAGGTGCCGCAGGTGCCGCACAAGAACCACAAGGTAGAACTGATCGAGAAGGTGGTGATATAATTACTGATACTCCGAGAAATAATTTTGGTTATGATTATGGTAAAATGACTCTTGCTGATATTGATAAAGAAATAGCCAGAGTAAACGCTGATATGCGAACACCAGGTATTACAGCTGCTATGAGAAAGTTGCTTGAAGATAGATTGGTTGTATTAAAAGGTTATCGAAAACAAAAACTCCGAGATAAGCGGTCAAATGAATCACTAGATAAAGTAAGTAGATTTAGACAACTTCGTGGTTAAGATAAAATCTTCAAAAATCACCAAAAAACACCCACATTTTTATTGACAAACTAAATACAATATCATATAATGTATATTAATGTGTATTATATGATTAGGCACATTTTAGGCAAATAACAGACAAGAGGCATATTATTATGGCATCATTAGCAGATATTCGTGCGCGGCTACAGGCACAAGACAATAAAAGTAGCGGTTCTAGTTTTAGTGGCGATAACGCCATTTACCCATTCTGGAATATCCCAGAACAATCCACAGCAGTAATGCGATTTCTACCCGATGCAGACGCGAGCAATCCGTTCTTTTGGGCAGAAAGGCTTATGATCAGGCTTCCTTTTACAGGCGTAAAAGGCGATACTGATTCTAAAAACTGCTTTGTACAAGTTCCTTGTATGGAAATGTGGGGAGAAACTTGTCCAATATTAACTGAGGTTCGTACTTGGTTTAAAGACGCATCCCTTGAGGACATGGGTCGGAAATATTGGAAAAAGCGTTCTTATGTTTTCCAAGGATTTGTTTTGGATAGTCCCCTTGCAGAGGACACAGTTCCAGAAAATCCCATTCGCCGATTTATTATCGGTCCACAGATTTTCCAAATCTTAAAGTCAGCATTAATGGATCCTGAGTTAGAGGAACTTCCAACTGACTATATGCAGGGTTTGGATTTTCGTTTGACAAAGACAACAAAAGGCGGTTATTCTGATTATTCAACATCATCTTGGTCACGCCGTGAACGAGCGTTAGACAAAGAAGAAATGAATGCTATTACTGAACATGGACTTTGGAACTTGGCTGATTTCCTTCCAAAGAAACCTGAAGAGACAGCGATAAATGTTATCAAAGACATGTTTGAAGCATCAGTTGATGGTAATCAGTATGATCCTGATCTTTATGGTCAGTATTTCCGTCCCGCTGGTATGTTTAAGCCAGATAACGGAACGACAACTTCCACCGCTCCAGAAGCATCCACTACCGCATCTGAGGAAAAGGAAGTAAAACAAGAAGAGAGTGTCTCCGAAGCTCCAAAGAGTAGTGGCGGTTCTAAAGCAGAGGATATTTTAGCAACTATTCGCTCAAGACAGAATCAGTAAAGTAAGTTAAATACAAGGGGCAGACATTGTTTGCCCCTTTATTTTATTATGATTATCGATTCACTTAAAAAATTTAAAAAAATTCCAAGTGCTCAGGAAATTAAAACAGAATTAGGCATACCTTGGTTAAGATTACGTATAGATGTACCATACACAGAAATTTATAAAGAGTTTATAAATCTTAATATTTCACCTGTCGAGCATCGTGCTGATGATGTAGTAGCAGGAGCAAAAAACAAAGGCTGGAAAAGTTTAACCTTACACGGTATTGATTCTCACATTACAGAAGAAGGTAATGGAAAGCATAGTTGGACAGAAGTTGCAAAACAATGTCCTATTACTGTTAATTGGATTAAAGAAAATTTTATAATTAATGAATTCACCGGTAGAATTAGGTTTATGTTAATAGAACCTGGAGGATATATTTTACCACATCATGACAGAGATAAGAAAGGATTGCGTGAGATAAACGTAGCAATAAAACAACCTAAAAATTGTATATTTAAATTTATAGAACGTGGTATTGTCCCATTTAAAGACGGATCTGTGTTTATGTTAGACATTAGTAATACGCATATGGTTTATAATGATTCAAACCAACCTAGGTTACATATGATATTACATGCTAATGTAAGTGATAGAATAATAAGAACTAGTTATAGAAAAGAATATTTTCGCTACAATTATGATAATACAGGTAGAAAAGCAATTATAGTACATGATTGTGATAATGAAAGTTTACTTCGATTTACCCAAACCAAATTATTTTTTAATGCAAAAAACGATGGACTTGAATTTTTTGATGAATGTATAGTAGTTAACAGTTTAAAAGAAGCACATGATATAGCAAATAGTAATGAATCAATATTACATACAGGACAATTTTTAACTACAACGTATAGAGAAAAACACAGAGATCAAGAAATACGACATGATGTATCTAATTGTAAGAATGAACCTGGTCATGAAGAATGTGTTATAGAGTTTGATCAAAATAAACCTATTGACTTTAAACAGAGATATTATCATCATCCTTCAAAACAATGCTATATTGTAGAAAATATGTTAAGAACTATAATACATAGTAACAAATATATATACATTGATAATACAGATTTGATTGAAGATATTAGTCCTGTATTTAATAGGTATTATCCAGGTCCATATGAAGAGTTTGATTATTCAATATCCTTTGATAGTATGAAACATTTTTATGGACTAGCAAGTGGTTTTAAATCTATAAAACATGTTATACAGCATGATTATGAGTCTATTACTATATTTGATCGTAACCAACATCAGTTAAATTTTGCTAAATTATTACATAGTTATGAAGAACTTCCAAATGAACTCCCAGCAGAAATAGATATTAATAAATGTATAGGAACTTGGAATCCTTCAGAATTTATTAAAGATAATTGGCCTAAATGGCATAATATAGATGTAAAATTTGAGTTAATTGATCTATTTGATACCCCTAGGTTTAAATCAGATAGTATTGTTTGGTGTAGTAATGTGTTTTTTTATGAACCAATGATGTTTATATATGGATATGAAACTGTAGTAAGTAAGTTAAAAGAATTGACAGAAGTTAATTCAGATTGTATAATAGTAACTGATGGATAAAATTAAGGAAAATCTAAATGAATATAATGACACCAGAATTTATTACTATGATTGTTGGCCAAATGATTTTGGCTCACATTACATTTGTAATGTTTAATAAGGAATTAGCATGGTAAAACCATTTGATGTAAGCAAATTTAGACGAGATATTACAAAATCTATAGACGGATTGTCTGTAGGTTTTAATGATCCAACAGATTGGATATCTACAGGCAATTATTGTTTGAACTATCTTGTGAGCGGAGACTTTCATAAAGGAGTTCCACTTGGCAGAGTTACTGTACTTGCTGGAGAATCAGGATCTGGTAAGTCATATATCGCGGCAGGTAATATTGTTAAAGCCGCACAAGCGCAAGATATTTTTGTAGTGTTAATAGATAGTGAAAATGCTCTCGATAAAGAATGGTTAGAGCGTTTGGATGTTAGCACTGATGAAGATAAACTTATGCGATTAAGCATGAGTATGATTGATGATGTTGCTAAAACTATTAGCACGTTTATGAAAGATTACAAAGTAATGCCAGAAGAGGAACGACCAAAAATGTTATTTGTTATTGACTCTTTAGGTATGCTACTTACTCCAACTGATGTAGATCAGTTTGATAAAGGTGATATGAAAGGTGATTTAGGTCGTAAACCTAAAGCATTAACAGCATTAGTTCGTAATTGTGTAAACATGTTTGGTGGGTATAATGTTGGACTTGTAGCAACAAATCATACATACGCATCACAAGATATGTTTGACCCAGATGACAAGATTAGTGGTGGGCAAGGCTTTATATATGCAAGTTCTATAGTAATTGCATTAAGAAAACTTAAACTAAAAGAAGATGCTGAAGGTAATAAAACTTCTGAAGTTAATGGCATTCGTGCCGCCGCAAAAGTAATGAAAACACGATACGCAAAACCATTTGAAGGTGTTCATGTTAAAATACCTTATGAGCAAGGCATGGACCCATATAGTGGTTTGCTTGATATGTTTGAAAAACAAAGTTGGGTAACAAAGCAAGGCAATAGGTTAAAGTATACTTGTAAAGATGGAACAGAGATTTTGGAATTTAGGAAAGGTTGGGTTGGTGAGAAGTTAGATTTAGTAATGGAAGATCTCGTTGCCCGTAATTTTAACGTATCAACACAAGAGGAAGAAACGGCTGATTGACATAAATAACTCTAAAACTGAGGGTTATTTGTGGAAGATACTGTTCTAATAGATATTTGGGACATACTTAAAGCATATATACCAAAAAAAGAATTATCATCAGCCGCGGAACAAATTGTCAATTATTTAAATGGAGATACTACTGCTCAAGCATTAAGTGAGTTAGCAGAAAATTGTCCAGCAATTGCTCAAGCATTGGAAGAATTAAATGATATTGAGGAATTTGATGACGAAGACGACTGGTGATATATGACTTGGTATAATAAAATAGTTCAAGACTTGAGCAATATTCCTGATGCACTTGAATATTATGAGGGTGAATTAATTGACGCTAAAAAAGACGTCAAAATAAAAGGAATATTAGAGAAAAACTCGTCTGAATTACCTGGCGTTGTAGAGCACAGGTTTAACCAGTTACAAGAGATAGAAGCGATATTACAGTTTCTAAACATCCAATTACGAAAAGTAAGACGTAAGCACTTTAAGAATTATTTAGAAAACTATCAACGAGCATTGACTGCTCGTGATGTTGAAAAGTATGTCGATGGAGAAGACGAGGTAATAGACCTCGAAACAATTATAAATGAAGTCGCACTAGTGCGAAATAAATGGTTAGGAGTTATTAAGGGATTAGATGTTAAGCAGTTTCAGGTAAGTAATATAATAAGACTGAGAACTTCAGGAATGGAGGATGTTACTGTATAATGGATGATCAAATACGACGAGCATATTATGGAGATCCAGATTCCTTAAGAGACTCCGCTAATAAATTTTTTACAGTTGTATCACAAGATTTATTTACTAATATGTTACATGTCTGTGATTTTGGCTGTGGTGATGGATATAATACGCAATGGTGGTGTGATCAAGCACCATATGATGATGCGGACCCATATGCTAATCATACAAAAGTTTCAGGCATAGATTTAATAGATTCAAAAACTGATAAGTTTGATAGAATTCAAGGTGATATATTATCAATGCCTTATAAAGATGATGAGTTTAATTTAGGTTGGTGCCATCATACTTTACAGCAATTAAAAGATCCTGTATTAGGATTAGTAGAAATGAAAAGAGTAATGACTGATTATTCGTTGCTATTCCTTACAGTTCCACAGTCTTTAGATACGGAATACAATCGTTTAAAAACTAAATTTAGTCAGTTTGATAGGGTTTTTTATACACTTCCGATATTGATAACGCATTTAGCAATGGCTGGGTGGGATTGCAGAGGTGGTTATTTTCAAAAATTAGAGAATAATCGAGACATTTGTGCAGTTGTAAAACCAATGAGAGATTGGAAAGCACCAGATGACCCATATGAGTTAAATATGTATGACTTAATGGATAGAAAAGTATTGCCAGAAAGTACAGATGATATGATTAAATCAAAAGGCTATTTTGACGAGACTGTATTGTTACTAAAATGGATGAATGGTATGTTGACAGATTATAATATGAGGGTATAAGTATGGGATTTCCGATAATTAATACAAAAAACGTGACTGTAAAACAGTGTAAGCATGGTGATTTTGCTTATTTGAGAAGTGATACAGTAATTGGTAAAAGTTTAGATACTTATGGTGAATATGCTGAGACAGAACTTGCATTAGCATCTCAGTTGTTAAGACCAGGTGGTAAAGTAATAGATGTGGGTGCTAATATTGGATTACATTCTGTATTTTATAGTAAAATGGTTGGAGAAGAAGGTGAAATTTATGCATTTGAACCGAGCAATTTAAATTATTATTTTCTTGTAACTAATTTAACTCTTAATGATGCTTTTAATGTCCAGCATCTTAAAGCGGCTATCGGAACGGAAAAACCATTATACTTGCCTATTAATACAGTGAATGATGAAATGAATCATGGAGCATTAAAAACGTCAGCAAAAGATGGTGGTGATAATTTCGAGCAATGTGCTGTATTTCAGTTAGATGATATTGGATTAGAACAATGTAATTTAGTAAAAGTGGATGTAGAAGGTAATGAAGTAGATGTGTTAAAAACTGGTGAGCAGTTATTTACAAATTTACGTCCTTTTATTCTGTGTGAAGCACAAGAGAATACAAAAGAATTATTTCAACTAATTAAAGATATTGGATATGAATCATATTGGGTTCCTTCAAATAATTTTAATCCTGATAACTTTTTTGAAAGTAAAGAATGTATATTTGATGATCCAACAAGCCAAATAATTAATATTTTTGCTTATCCGAAAGAAATAGATATTGATATTACTAATTTAAAAAAGGTTAAAGGCGTCAATGATAAGTGGAAAACTCTTAAGAAAACTACGAAGAAGAAAACTAAAAAGAAAGCCAAGAAAAAAACTAAGAAGAAATAGCAATTAGTTCGTTTTCAATACCTATGTTAGGTAATGGTTCTTTATCGGTAAAATCATGATAATTTGCTATTGTAAATCCATGATCCTCGAGATATTCGTATAAGTTTAATCCTAAACATTCATTAACAAAATCTCCACCAGCAGTAAATATTATTCCGCCTTGTAGTACAACATTACGCATTGCGTAGTCTATAGAGAACATTCTTAACTCGGGAGTCCATCTAAAATCTCCTGCATCAACATTGCAGAATCCAAGATTCATATTTTCTAAATCATATATGTCCTTTTCAATAATATTTGGATGATTGAGAGGATTCCATAAATCTATCCCAATACAGCGATCGCCATATTGCCTATACAATATGTCAAAACTAATGCCAAAATTAGTGCCCATTTGCATATATTTCCCGTAGGCAGGTTTTAGCATTCCGTGTAATACGTGTTCAAACATAAAACAAGATTTAGACATGTATCCGTGATTGTGCCCTTCTACCCCAACATCCCTAAACCAAAAATCAAAGCATTCTTGGGATTTCTGCGTGATTTGGGATTCAGTGAGATTCATATGAATATTTATGAATACCCCAAATACCCTACAAAATATAGGGTTAATTATATATAAATTTTATAAAAAATCAGTGATTTCAGTAAGTCATTGATTTCATTGACTTTTTTTCTTCAATGATTTCAACCACTTATCAGAATATCAGAAATTTGTGATTCTTCAATGAAATCAAGCACTTACAGGCACGAAAAGAGTGACAAATCTGAGTAATATGTTAGAGTAGTATTGTAAGTTAAGAAACAGAGAGTTACCCAAGTGTTAGATCAAGGCTGTTTTAAAATTTTATACCGCGAACCCATAATGGGCGGTGCTCGGGTTTTTACATCCGCCAGTACTGCCACCCTAATGGATGCGGTTGCGGAATTTAACCTGCTCAAGGGCGGGTTTGATACACCCCTTACTGTTGAACGGTATGGGATCGAAGGCAAACTGACGCATCGTTGGAATATGGATGGCCGTTATGGCGTCCCAAGATGCACCGTTGAAACCAACCACCACTCACAGAGATAAGGCACAATGGCTTATATTACCACAGCAGAAGTTCGAGAGATTCGAAATGCTCTCAAAGAAGAATTTGGACCCGAGTTGAAATTTGGAGTAAAGAAGCAACATTATTCCTCAGTAACAGTCACCATCAAGAAGGGCAATGTCGATTTTTCCGACATAATGCGCGAAGGTGATCGTGGCTATGCCCAAATCAATCAGTATCATACTTACCAGTATGGTAAACATGCTAACCTCTTTGATGACATTGTTGATGTTATCAAGAAGGCTCCCGGAAAAGCAGAAGGTGGCCGGGAATGGTTCGATGAAAGTGATGCGATGGTGGATTATTTCCACACCGCTTTTTACTTCAACCTCGAAGTAGGGAACTACAGTAAACCCTACGAATTAGTTTAACCAACGACACGCAGGAGCGAATTATGTCACAAGAATATGTTTCAGTCACGAAGGGATACCACGCAGATGCACCCGGTGGGATAGTTGAAGATGTAGTATTCCCATTGGTCCGCGATTATAAAGTGGGCAAAAAAGGTGGGTACATCACAGTTGATGGAACTGGCAACCCTGCCTACCCTCAGCGGAATATCCGTGTAAAGGTCGATTCCCCACTTCATTATGAGCGTGTGGGTGAGTCAGTAGCGGAAGACGCGGCCGCCAAGATGGTTGGCAACCCTGTTGAAGCGGGTGAGAGTGATGACGAAGTAATGTCTCGCATTTCGGAACGATTTGAGATCTTGGGCAGTATGACCCAAGCCACAATTGACGGTGATGTCCGAGCAATGATCGTAACAGGCCCTCCAGGGGTTGGTAAGTCCTACATTGTGGAAACCACTCTTGAGAAAGCCGTATTGTTCGACAAGATTGCTGGTAAGAAGATACGTTATGACGTAGTCAAAGGCGCGATGACTGCCCTTGGACTTTACGCCAAACTGTATGAGTACAGTGATGCCAACAATGTGCTGGTGTTTGATGACTGTGACACAGTATTGTTTGATGACTTGTCACTCAACATACTGAAAGCGGCATTGGACTCAGGTAAGAGACGCCGAATCCACTGGAATGCTGATAGTGCCAAACTGAGAGCAGAAGGGATTCCAAATCACTTCGACTTTAATGGCTCAGCGATCTTTATCACGAACGTGAAGTTTGAGAACGTCCGGAGCAAAAAGGTGAAAGATCACTTGGACGCACTTCAGTCACGTTGCCATTACCTGGATTTGACGCTCGACACAATGCGCGACAAAATACTCCGTATTAAGGACATTGCCAAGAACGGTGAACTGTTCGCAGGGTACGGATTTAAATCTTCCGTCCAAGATGAGATTTTGGACTTTATGGAAGAAAACAAGGACAGGCTTCGGGAAATGAGCCTGCGTATGGCACTGAAGATTGGTGACCTGCGTAAAATGTCGAAAGACAACTGGAAGCGCCTAGCCGAGACAACGGTTATGACCCGCGTCAACAAGCAGGCGTCGGCTAATTAGAATAATAAAAATTTCCTAAAAGATACTTTAGTCTCGCTCCAACTATAAGTATCTATAAGCTTGGGGAGGCCTAACCGGGCCTCCTTTTTTATTGATATGAATTATAATTGCTGGAAAGTTTCTATAGAAAACGATAGTATTCATGTGAAGATACCTGAGTTCGATTTAGAGCAATGGGGTACTGCGTATGTTCAAAAAATATCACAGCAATTTTTTGATCATGTTAAAGAAGCGGCACAAAATGTTTATTATGATTCAGCAGAAAATTCATGGATTTTTAGTTTAAGCGAACTCAATTTACTTTTTATTGCTAATTATTTGCGTAATAATGATATGCAAGAAGATGTTATTTTTGATGATGATGTTTATTATTATTTAGATGAGATAGAAAAAGTACAATCAGAAATTCACAATCATCTTATTCAGTTAGATTTTGTTAATGGCAAACCAATTATGAAAAATGCCAGTGATGAATTGATAGAATATCTTAAACAAAATGAAATTATTAATGTATGGCAATTAATAGACAAATCTATCGAGTTATGTTATGGATTAAGTAGTAACGTTTTAAACTTGTTAAATGATTCAGTAGAGCATACAATGCTCAATAATCAATATGTGACATTGTTTACTGGCAGTAAAAATGAACGCTCTAAACTTGAGCAAATTATACAATATGCCTTAAAGTATAAGAGAACACCTATAGTATTCTACAAGCCAGATAATAGTCAAGATCCTAATTTAGGACACTATAGTGAATTAGTAACCAAAGTAGTTAATAGATTAATAGACAAAAGTAAAATTGGTGTAGTATTAGTACCACCTAACCACAAAATGAAGTCTAATTGTGATGTTTACTACAGTTATTCAATACAAACATTGATACAGAGTAACATTAAACCACAATTGATATTCTTTACACGAATGGTAAATGAGAATAGTTTTAACATTTTAATTGACCAAATACCCAAAGTATGTTATTATAGTAATATAAAATCAAAGGAAGGAATGGTTGGGCCTGGTCAGAATTACTATGCCAAAGTGTAAATTATATTTAAAAGACGAAGTAAATTGCAAATTTGAGGGTTTAGATTTAACAGATAGACGAAAGTTATCTAATAAGTTTAAATTCGATATCCCACATGCGCGATTTATGCCAGCGGTTCGTTTAGGGCGTTGGGATGGCAAAGTAAGTTTCTTTCAATTAGGTGGTAGCACGTTTATCAACCTCTTGCCAGATATATTAGATGACATTTCTAATTATAAAATTGATTTAATAGATTATCGCAAGCCAGTTGATTTAGCATTTGAACCAGTAACTGAAGTTAGTTACAGTCATGTCAAGTGGCCAAAAAAGCATACGCATGAAGGGCAACCTATTGTATTGCGAGATTATCAAGTAGAAGTTATTAATAACTTTTTACAATCCCCACATGCTATACAAGAAGTTGCTACAGGTGCTGGTAAGACACTTGTTACAGCAATACTCAGCCATAAGTGTGAAGTATATGGCCGGACTATAGTTATAGTACCTAATAAAAGTTTAGTGACGCAAACAGAAGAAGACTACATTAATCTGGGATTAGATGTGGGCGTGTTCTATGGAGATAGAAAAGAGTTTGGTCGCACTCATACTATTTGTACTTGGCAATCCCTTAACATACTGATGAAGCGGACTCGCAACGCTCAAGTGGATATAACGTTTGGAGACTTTATAGAGGACGTTTGCTGTGTGATAGTGGATGAGGTACATCAGAGTAAGGCAGACGTGCTCAAGCAGTTATTGACTCAGCAGTTGTCCCACGTGCCTATACGTTGGGGATTAACTGGAACTATACCTAAGGAGCAATTCGAATGGATGTCACTGCGTGTTAGCATAGGGGAAGTAGTCAATAGGGTGGCCGCTGTCGATTTGCAGGAGAAGGGCGTTCTGGCAAACTGTCACGTGAATATCGTGCAGTTACAGGATTATGGTGAGTATAATAACTATCAAAGCGAGTTAAAGTATTTGCTCACCAACGAGGATAGAGTATCGTATATAGGCGAGTTTTTAAACGATGTTAAAGAGAGTGGCAATACACTTATACTCGTAGATAGAATTAGTGCTGGCAAAGCAATACAATTAAAATTAAAGGATAGTGTATTCATTAGTGGTGCTACAAAAGCAGATGAGCGTAAAGAGCATTATGATGAAATACGTACAGCAGAAGCAAAAATTATTATAGCAACGTATGGTGTTGCGGCAGTTGGAATTAACATCCCACGAATATTCAATCTTGTGTTAATAGAACCAGGTAAGAGTTTTGTGCGGGTTATACAGAGCATCGGGCGTGGCGTCCGTAAAGCAGAAGATAAGGACTTTGTACAAATATGGGATATAACGAGTACTTGTAAGTTTGCAAAACGCCACTTAACAAAAAGGAAAAGATTTTATAGGGAGGCAGAATATCCATTTACAGTAGATAAAATTAACTGGCAGTAGTGCTAAATATTGGCATGAGTACACAAGTGAGTGATCTTTATAAGAAACATCACGAAGTGTCCAAAGACATCAAATCTATTCAAGAATCTATTAAGGACCTTACGGAAGAGTTGGATAAGGCCAAAGCCGAGAACAAGGGATTACAGTCTGAGATTATTTTATTAGTGAAGCAAATTGCATCATTAGAAAAAATAGTTGATACTTTAAACCTTGCTCAAAAGTTAAAAGATCAAAAAGACGAACAAGATGCGAAAGCAAATGTTAAAACTGGACCAGCAGTATCGGTACCACCACCAATGCCATACGCTACACCTAAACCAGTGCCACCAGGCAGTCCACCTGGCACTAGTTATGCAACCGGAACAGTTGCACCAGGTATAGCACCGAGAGCAAATACTACAGTTAAAAGTGCTGGAAGTGTAGATAGTAATAATACGTCAACAGGTACGCCAGCAGATCCAAAAAAAGAACCTTATTGGATTAATGATTCTGCTAAAGGTATTGTACGAAATCCCAAATATGTAAATCCCGGTGATGCTAAACAAAAGGGGAAAGATGTTATGACTAAACCTGACGATCTTAAAGAAGACGAAGGGACAGGAGAGCAAATCCCACCTTTTTAATCAATTAACAAAAGGAAATCAATTGAGAATTTTAACATTAGATAATAAGTCGTTTGCTATGAACGAAATGCCTGAAAAGGTAGATGATGTTCGTTTTTGTATATTGGACAATAGTAATCCACAGGACCCAGATTACTTTTTTATTCCCTTAATATTTTTAGAGAGTTTTAATGCGCCAGCACTAGTAATTCAATTGGGGAAAGATAAAATAATGATGCCAGTTGATTGGCATATTGTAGTGGGAAGTCCTGAAGTGGGTGATTTGGAAGTTTTGCCCTTAACAAGTGTAAATGATAGAGGTTTTGAAGCATTTTTATATAATTGTTTGAGTGGATATATGCATGAGTATAGAGAAATTGATATTGTAGATATCTATACAGAAGTTAAATGGTATTTTCCAAAACTTAAAACAGGACAATTATTAGCAATACCATTAAACGATAATCCAAAACCCCAATGTGCATATTTTGTAAGCGAAATTAATAAACAATCAGAGGTAATAGATGTTAACCAAGTAATGTAATGAAGAAAGCATTAGTAGTAGGAAACGGCGAGAGTCGTAAACGAATTGGTTTAAATTTATTTAGACGTGACAAGTGGGAAATATATGGTTGTAATGGACTATATAGGGATTTTTCCGCGGATCATTTAGTTATAATTGATGAAGCAATGCGTACAGAGTTTGAGTATAATACTCATCTTAAAGGACGTACTACAAATATACCTGAAGGTAGAACATTTTATGGTATGCCAAAGCATGTTTATTTTGTAGAGGATATGCCTGAGTATGAGCCAATGATGAGTGCTGGATGTATGGCATTACAAATAGCAATGCGGGATCACTGTGAAATAGATTTAATAGGGTTTGATCTAGGCTCACCAGATGGTTTAACTAATAACGTATATAAAAACTCACCTAGTTATATGCCAGAAGCAAGGCCAGCGAGTGGGTATATTGTGGATGCATTTAATTTAAAAGCGATTAGTAATCGGTTTAATGAGAAATATCCTATAGGACTTATTAGACGCATTGCTGATGATATTCCGTTTGAACTTGACAAATACATGAAACATGTTAAAATAGAAGAATACATATCAGAAGTATTCACAAATAATTTTCATATGCACGTTAGAGAAAGAAATGCCAAGTAAAAAACCAATATTGCCTCTTAAAGAGGTCTTTAATGCATTAGATAAAAAAGATTATTGGTTTTATGGGCGGATCGGAAAAGAAAAACAAAAAGCATTTAGTTCTTATTTGCAGTTAAAATATAATGCAAGTGCTACAGGCAGTAGTGACATGCAAGAATATATGATACGCTCCACAAATGAAGAACTTAATAAAGATTTCTGGGAAATTAGTAAGCATCCAAAGTTAGTATGGATGCTTTTATGTGCCATTAATCCCAAGATTGGCAGTTTTAATCGCAAGTATCTGCCAATGAAAAAAAATGTAAAAGATAATAAAAAGACAAAGTTTCTAAGGGAATTATATCCAACTTGGAAATTAAGTGACATCGAAGCATATGCTGAGATGTGTGATAAGAAAGAACTCAAACAGTTAGCGATAGAACATGGATACGACGATAAGTCAATCAGAGAAAAACTATGAGTGCCAATTTTGTAAAAGGAGTTTTACAAGAGAGAAAACACTAGCGGCGCACGTATGTGAGCCCAAGCGTAGGCATCAACAAAGAGATGAAAAGCATGTGCAAATTGCGTACATTGCTTATAAACGGTTCTATGAGTTAACACAAGGGAGTTCAAATTTTAAAACATATGAGCACTTTGCACAAAGTCAATATTATAATGCTTTTGTAAAATTTGGTAATCACATTATTAATATTAACGTAATAAATCCAGACTATTTTATAGACTATGTTATAAAAGCAAATAAAAAATTGGATCATTGGTGTAAAGATGCAATATATGAAGAGTATTTGTTGCCATATATTAAAACTGAAAATGTTCGTGATGCATTAGAACGCAGTATTATAACTATGGAAAAATGGGCAACAGACAATAATGCCCAATTCAATCATTTCTTTAAGTTTGTAAGTTTCAATAAAGCAGTATCATTAATTAGAAATGGAAAAATAAGTCCATGGACAATCTATAATTGTAAAACAGGTATGGAGATGTTAGAGAAAATGACTGATGAACAATTAGGATTGATTAACGATTTTATAGACCCAATATATTGGAGCAAACGTTTTGAAGCGTTTGTAAGCGATGTAGAATGGGTTAAGCATATTTTAAGTGACGCAAAAATGTAAGGAGACATTTAATGACAGACGAAAGCGTAGTATACAACCTTGATTTGGAAAAATTGAAAATTAGACACAGAGAGTTGGATAAGATGATATGGGAAATTGAGGAAAAGGAACAAGACGTTGGCGAAGTACATATGAAAATAATGGAACTGAAAAAAGAAAAATTGTGGCTTAAAGATAAAATAATGTTTATGGAACAGAAATTTGGATGACGCAGTTGCCTATGACAAATATCCACATCACCATAAATGGTATAACAAGTTATGGTTAAGTGAAAAATTAGGCTATAGATGTGGCCCGGCTGGTGTAAATGTATTACTTAAAGAAGAATACATTGTACGTCCTATTATGAATTTAGAAGGTATGGGCGTAGGTGCTGAAACTGTAGAGATGGACCCAGATGAATATACTACTCTGCCGCCGGGCCATTTTTGGTGTGAAAAGTTTGAAGGGAGGCATTTCTCATATGATTTCATATGGGAAGAAGAATGGGAAGTTCCATTAAGAACTCCTCGTTATGCAAAAGGTTGGCGACAATTAAATTGTTGGGAAGGTTTTAGGGAAACAGGAGAAGAAAAGTTGTGGAGATGGAGTAAATGGGTTAAGAGAAATAGGTTTATTAAACTTCCAGACTGGTTTGATGAACTAAAAGATGTAAGTAGTATAAATGTAGAGTGTATTGATGATAATATTATAGAAGTACACTTACGATCCAATCCAGATCCGATAGATAAGCATAAAGAATTAATAGTGTGGTGGGAAGATTCAAGTTATTATAAAAAAACATATTTTAAACATGGTTATGTATATATAGAAGCATTTGACGATGCTGGTGGAAATTTGCCAATGCCACGTTTAGGATTTTTAGCATTACCGATTGTACCAAGGGCAAGACACCAATATGAGCCTTAAGTTTGATATTGATATAGATTTTGCAGATAGAACTGCTGTGCTGGAAAAAGTAAAGCATCATATTCCTGCGACTATTATTAGGGGAAATGAATTAGTGAAACATAATACTGGAGTATACTTTACCGATGTTCCAACTGATCCAGTAAAAGGAATTTGTTCTCTTGATCATAAAGATGCGGAAGACCGTGGTTATTTTAAATTAGATTTGCTTAATGTAAACGTGTATAGTCAAGTTAAAAGTGAAGCACATTTAATTGATTTAATGTTTACAGAACCACCATGGGAAAGATTATTAGAAAAAGAATATTGTGAGCAATTAATTCATGTAGGCAATCAATATGATCTTATTAAAAAAATGAAGCCAGATACTATTCCGCGGATGGCAATGTTTCTGTCTGTAATTCGTCCAGCAAAGCGTTATTTGATTGGTAAAACATGGAAAGAGATTGGTGAGCAAGTGTGGGAGAAGCCTGATGAAGGATATTATTTTAAGAAGTCACACGCGGTTGCTTATGCACATTTAGTAGTTGTGCATATGAATTTACTTAACCTTTTGGACTAGTTGTATATTTCTACGTTTAGTCCTACGTTGTGCAAGTTCATTCATACTAACATATGGACCATGAACTATTTCTACGTCCTTGGCCATAAATGTTTTAATAAATGGTTTAAATATAGAAAATTCTTGTTTAAGAAATATGTTTATAGGAAACATTCTATTAGATTCCCACCACCACACCTCTCCTAATTCTAGAAATTTTTCTTTTGCTTCTATATTTGGTAAGTCATTAAAATCGTAAATGCTTACAATAGTTGCATCCTTATTAAGAATAATACCGACTATCTCCCTATCAGCATACTTGATATAACTGATGAAAGGATACTTTTCTGTTAACTCTTCGTATATGTTCGGCATATAAATATAGTAAAAGGTCTTAAAAATATGTTAGTTACTACGGTCTATTTATATAACCAAAATGTTAATCTGAAAATAAAGGCAGACACTGATAAGGAGAGCTGGGGGTACGAAATGTATAATCATCCTATAAAGGTATACAAGGGTATTGACAATACCATACAATTGTCACTGAAGAACGATAATCAAAAGTCGTTAACGATTACTGATAAAACAATTACGTTTAATATTTTAGATAATGTTGGAGACACCGGTGTA